GTGCCGTCGCCACTTTGAATCCGAGCTTACCTCTGGCTTCGGCCCACTTCTCGTACGGGATGCCGGCCGGTAGCTGAATGATGGTATCGTCGCCCGAGATCATTATGCCCCATTTGCCTGCCCGTAGAGTGTCCATGCACTGCTGCACAGTGGCACCAGTGACGTCTCTCATTGCGAGTAGACAGGCAGCTCCGTTGATTAGTGAGTCACCAGCCGCCGTGTAGGTTGAACCAGACAGCATGGCGCGATTCCGCCGGTATCGGTAGCCCGTTTGGCCGGGTTTATGGGAGGGCGTGAGGATCTCGAGTCCCATGGTGTAGTAGATCGCGTCTCGCGCGCGCTGATCCTCCAGGCTCAGCGTCGCGGCCAGCGCCTGAAGCGCAGCCGCGGAGACGCTCATGTCGAAATTTGACACGTCCTCGCTAAACCATGGGTTCTTGTTGTGCGACTGCGCTGCCATATAGCCTAGGACGGCCCCTGGCAGCACCTGATGGTACGGAGATGATCGCAGCTTCCCATAGAGTGCGCCGGTTGCTGGCCGCATGATCAGGTTCAACCACGTGGGCACGGCCCAGATGCTGCGCATCTTTGGCCATCTGTTCCGTATCGAGAACCGCTCTACTGGGCCGTCAGACTCAGCATCGTACGTCATCACCGGGACTGGCTTTCGACCGGCCTGATAACGGAAGAACTGCAGGGCTGCGCAACGGGTGCGCGATTCCGTCTCCATCCTCGCCAGTAACGGCTCGAATTTCACGGCGCCGGTCAGCACGGATCCGGCCAGTTTGCAGCTCGCTGTGATTGTCTTCTTGGACGGCCCCGTATCATGTGAGGGCCAGCCCTTGTGTTTCGAGGCGTCGAATGAATCCATCGCCTCGCGCTGGGAGACGGGTGTGGTGCCAGTGAAGTACAGCTCCCCGGTACCCCGGTAGGGCAACACGGCGCCTACCCACCTGGTGCAGCCCCCCATCCAGGCGGCCATTGCCGTCAGCCAGTCCTCGTATGGGACTTGTTCGCCGACGAACGTCTGACCTGCGCCTTCGAAGAAGCCGCTTGGATGGCACCAGCTGCCGGTTGGCACCCCTGACAGCCTGCCAATCTTCTCGCTGTACTCGCGCTCCAGCTGCCCTAGTCCCGGGAACTGCTTATCAGCCGGTCGCCAGTCATACCCCGTCAGAGTGCGCTCGCACGCACTGATCACCTCTGCCGCCTGCGCCTGCCCGTTCCAGAACGCTCCGCGAGGTGGCTCGGTGTCCAGGTCTCTGGGCTCCGAGACGTCTAATCGCAGCCACGGCCGGATGCGGCTCGCGCGGCGGTCAGGTCAGTATTGACGCTGGCCTCGACCCCGACGTGCCACATATTCATGGTTACACTCCGGTTACGCCGCCTGGTACCTTCGTGACCAGCACGTCGGCAGTGCCGACTACGCTGTCATTGGGAAAGCCGAGTGGAGGCTCCTCGGCTGAACCGACACGCTTCGGGGGTAGCATGGCGATAGAAGGTGCAGTGATGTAGCCCCGCAGCGGCACGTACCACTCGCGGAGCTCCTGCGTCCATAGCGACAGTCGAGTATAGAACGGATCAGGCCCCGCGACCTCACGAAGGTCTGGGAGGCTGCTGGCCTGTACCGCAGCGTTGAACTCGATCGTGCGTAGCGCAGGGTCTGGCAGCGGACCCCCACGTACCAAGGGGTTCGCCTCGTTGTACATTCGGCCTTGTACCACTTCGGCGCCCGTCGTTGGGATGACCCAACCGCGAGCGCGGTTGTCGTCAGGGAAGATCTGGCCTTGGGAGGCCACTGGAGCTGGCGAACTCTCGGCCGCTCTGGCCAGTCCATCGAAGCCGTGTCGAGGTCCCATGGTGCGGACGTACGCCCGGCGCTGCGTGATCGGGTCGGTGATCCCATACGTCTGGTCCAGCATGGTAAAGAAATCACTGGCGCTGACTCGACGAGTCTGCTCTCCCATGAGAGCCCACTCTGGCATGAGTGTCTGCGGTCGATTCAGCTCCTGTCCGCCAAAGAAGCGTCGCCTCTCGGGAACGGCTAGGACGGTGTAGTTCTGAATCTCCTCGTTCATCAGATCAACCGAGAAGGGTCGCTGCTTAACCACCGTAAGTGGCACAGCGTACGTCATGCCGAAGACGAGCTGCATTGGATCCATCGAGCACGCTGTACCGTCGGTCCATCCGAACTGTAGCTCGGTGAAGTCGATGGTGAACGCGCCGGGCGAAGGGATGCG